TTGGGAGACTGAATCGTTTGATGAATGACGATGGAAGCATTGGGTTGGCTTGCTGGATTGGTGGATAAGTTGTTTGTGTTGCCTTGATTGGATGCTCCAGGAATGGCTTGTTGGATTTGTCGCTGCACATCCGCAAACTCTTGTTGAAAGCCCAGTCCCAATCCTAACGCCATATTTTCCCCAATCCCCGCAAAGACTTTCGAAGGCGATTGGATGCCTAATAGTTTCTTTGCGCCATCGACGATGCCCCCAAAGAACTTCCCGACTTGATCAGAGAACCATTGGCTCATCCCGGTGATCCCCGACCACACCCCTTTGACGATGTTGGTGCCTATATCTTTAAACCAGGATCCGACATTCGATAAGGCTTTGGGGATTGTCACCGTAAAGAATTCTAAAATATTGGCTACGACCTTACTGATGGTAAAGAGAATGTCATTGAATATCTTTGTCACGGCTTTTTTAAAGTCATCATTGGTATGCCATAGGATCAGTAGTCCACCCACCAAAGCTGCGATCAACGTGATGATGATCCCAATCGGATTTGCGGACATCACGATGTTTAGTAAGGCTTGGGACAAGGTCATTCCTTCGGTGGCTAGCTTCCATCCTTTGATGGCGGTCATCATCCCTTGAACCATCGTTACTACATTCCATGCCAACAGGCCGGTAGCGATCGCTCCAATTAAAGCGGCAAGATTGGGTCCATGTTCTATGACAAACTTGATGAATCCTTGGATGTTTTCAATGATGGCCGGCATCGAATCTTTGAGTTGGGTAATCAAATCATTGAGGATCGGTGCAAGCTCCGCCATTGCTTCGTTAATCAGTCCTTGGGTGGAAGCGGTCAACGTTTGCATGTGATCGTCGAAGGCACCTAGGGCTGTCACTCCATCTTCACTGACCACCGCACCCACCGCATGCGCTTCTTGGGCGAGTCGTTGAAGTTCAACGGAACCGGCTTTGATCATGGGGTTGAGCTCGGTGGCGGATTTACCAAACAGTCGCATGGCTAAGGCATCACGCTCGGTTTCGTTGGTCATTTTGCCTAGGGCATCGATGGTTTCATAGAAAACTACTTTGTTGTTTCGCAGGGTCCCATCGACATTGAGAATCTCCACACCCAAGCGTTGGTAGGCTTTGGATTGCTCGTTGATTTTGCCGGATTGGGTGGCTTGTTGAGCCATGCCCATTGTCCGAGTGAGTTTATTCATCGAAGAAGTCATCGTCTCGACAGAGACATCCACAAACCGAGCCGCATACTCCAATTCTTGAAGTTGTGTCACGGAGATGCCGGTTTTGTTGGATAAGGTAATCAAGTCATCCGCAAACTTCCCCGAGTCGACCATCAACTTGGCGATAGCCACTCCCGCGGCCGCAGCGGCAGCAGTTAGAGCCACCAACGCTTTCTTTCCCATCTCATTGATGGAGGATGTCAACTCTTCGGTCTTTTTGCGAAGCTCTTCCTTCTTCCGGGTGGTTTCTTCGGTCTTTTCGATGATGTCTTGATAGGCTTGTTTGGATTGGTTCAGTTCGAGTTTGTTTTTATTGAGAGCTGCGGTTTCTTTGTTGATCTGAATTTCCAGGGTTTGGGCAGCTTTGGAATGTTCCCCAGAGGTAGCCACGATGGATTGATGTTGAATTTTCAGGGCTTGAACTTTTTGTTCTTGTACATCCACGATGGTCGAAAGAGATTTGATTTTCGCACTTAGCCCATCCGCCTGGGTTCCCCAGGATCCCATACTTGCGGCTGCAGCTTTAAACTCTGAATCAGCGATGCGAATCAATCGATTGGCTTCACCAATACCGGCTTTGAGGTCGGTGGTATCCAACGTCCATTTGCCACCTAAGATTTCATTGTTTGCCATGTTGCAGCCCTCCTAGAACCATTGAACCTGATCCGCATAAACCCGCTTTCGTGACGTTGACATCGAGGGACCCGAGGTGGTTGACATGATCACTTTATGAATCAAGAGAATCACTTCATGGGCATCAATCCCGCGAAGTCGTATCGGGTCCAATGCCGGAAACATCGTACACAGTTGTTGAATCATTTGAAAAAGCAGGACCGAAGCTCTTTCCGTTATGGAATCATCGAATCCTGTTTTTTTTCGCTTGGTGTGCCAATCGATTGAACGATGGAAACGATTTGAGCGAAGCAGTTTTTAATGTCTTGAACATCGGCCAACCGTAACAAGTCGTTGGTTAATGTTGGAAAGACACATTGAATGAATCTACCCATTGCGATGTAGGACTCTTTCTCACTTTGACCTTGCAAGGTCTCTGTCAGCTCGACCACATCTTCCACCAAACCCCAACGGATGCGAGGCTCATTAAATTCAGCAATCACTTCATTGTGAGTGTCATAGATTTTTAAATTGATACTGGATTGCATGGTTTCTCCTATGGGGTTACGGTAATCAGTGTTAGATTATCCGGTGTTACCACTTGGGTAAACCAAGCTTCCACATCCGCTTTGCCATCGCGCGCATCGACAACGATTTGCTTGCTTGAACGCTTGAGGTTGTTGGGTAATGTGAACTTGTATTTGGTCGTAATCCCAGTAAAAATCAATTTGTGATTGTGCGTATCAGTGGAGGCATCTTTGGCTTTGGCGGCTTCTTCATCCAAACGGAAAGTCCCTTTGTGTCTCCACACATAACGATACGTCCCATCGGTAAAGCGCAGTCGGTATCCAATGGCGAAGTATTTCGTTTGGGTTTCCCCGGTATCCAACAAAGCACCGGTGGTCGTATCGGTCACTTTCCCAAGCAATCGAGCGACTAACCCAATCGGTAGAACCGGTACCGTCAAGGTTGCTTCATCAAACCCTTCGGCAGTTACGATCAGATACGGTTGGTTGTCATAATATTTCGGTTCACTGGAACGATCGGTTTTAACTGAGATTTCTCCGGCCGGAGCGAGTACTTCTGGCGAGCCTGCGGTATAAGCGGTGGGTTCATCCAAGGTGATCTCCGCAAAATACAGAGAATCAAATCCCTGATATTCTTCATAAACATAGTTATTGGGCATCATTGAACTTCCTTTCTGTGGTATGGATTTCCATCAGCCATCCATAATGTTGGCCAAAATATCCCTGGTCAAACCCTCTTCCATCCCGGACAAACCCGGCTTCTTTGATGAGTTGGGTAATGGTGTCCGGTAGTGATTTGATAATGGAGAACTTGGTGGAATAGATCATCAGCTGTATGCGGGTGGTTAAGCGGGTGGGAAGATTGTCATAGAAGCCATGATCGATGGAGTCAATGATTTCATAGGTGATCAAAGTTTCGGGGATCGGTTCACTTTCACTGATGGAACCTTGAACGCGGATTTCCACACCTAGGGGTGCCAGTGATAGAATCAGGATGTCTCGAATGTTCATGGTGTGATCTCCTTGAGTAGTTCACTGAGAGTTTTTTGTTGGATGGCTTTCATGTTTTTTCTACTGCGGTTGATGGCCGGTCGAATAAACGGTCGAGCCTTCATCCGAGGGGTTCCATATTCAAGGAATAGTGCGGGCAAACCACCGGCTTTGAGATTGAAACCGACCTGCAAGCTGCATCGGTTGCCTTCCCAAAGAACCTTGGTCGGTTCGTGCAATGTGGCTTCCGTCAGTCCGGAGCGACGATGCTTCTTGATGGCTAATTTGAGCTCTTGATGAAAGGGTTTCGCACTGGCTAGAATGGCTTTCTCTGCGGCTTGGTTGATATCGCCACCCATCTTTTCAATGGATAACAACAACTCTTCCACCCCAATCAATTCTAGTTTTAATGAGTTCTTCCCCATTACACACCTCGACTCAGTTTCCGTAACCGCAGCTGCATGTACTGATTTCGCATTTCATAGTTCTCGGGATCTCCGATGATTTCCCACTCGCTGTTATCCGCAAGAAGCACGAGTCGATCGGGCGATTGAATATCATGACGATACCAAGTCGTTAAGGTGGCGGTGGATAGGTTGATGATCTGTCCATTGACCACCGATTCGGTACCCCCAAAGGTCTTGAAACTACAGAAGACGATCGGATCATCCGCTTCGATATAGACACTTTCTGGGGCACCACTCACCCAATTGAGGTGTCGATGATACAGTTTGACCGGGGTGGTCAAAGCATGGATTTCTTTGGGTTTAACCATCGATGGTCTCCAGGGGATGGGAGAGTGCAATGAGCTGAATCAGTCGTTGGATAAACATCAAACTGAATTGCGTCTTTCCACTCTCTTGGGTCCAGCTATCCGAGACACCTCGAATCAAACAACCGACGGAAGCATCACTATTCAACGTATCTTCCTTGACTCCTGCAGATAAACAGAAGGCTTTGACATCGTTGAGATGTCGTAGTACCGTTGCATCCTGATAGGATCCACTGATGCCCAGTCCTTTTTTAACTTCATTGAGTTGTTCCACTTCCGTCATGGGTTGTTTCCTTTCTAAGTGGCTTTCTTCTCGATTAAGACAAAGCCATTGGCGGTAACGACATTACCTCCGACAAAGACACTTCCCTTCACAGCCAACATACCTTTCTTAAAGGCCGCGTCTTCAGATACTTTGATTTCATAATTGCTAAACAAAGCGAGTTCATACGCGTTGGGGTTTCCATAAATCATACAGGTCGTGGTAGCTAGGGTCGCTGTGGCGGATAGAGCTTTGAGCGCACTGTTGATGATATAACGGACCGATAAACCGCCTTCTTTGATGATCCCGGCATTGGGATTGGATGAATCCGGGGTAATTTCATACACCGACTTCTTATCCGAACCTCGAACATCCCCAAAGGCAATCAAGTCGACTTTGTTAAGTAACAGGATGGCATTCCCGATGATATTTTCATCACCACCATACGACATTGCGATGGACCGCAGGGTTGACTCATCGATGGCTGTGAATTCTAGGGAACCATCGGTGATGGCCGGAGCATGAATGATCCCGGTGATTTCTGCCGGAGTTGCGGCTGGATTTCCCAGAGGAATCAGCTTAGCCACTTTCTTGCGCAAGGCAATGAGTGCGGCTTGTTGGACTTTGGATAAGTACTGAACCGGAGTCAGTTTGGAAACCTCTTCAGAGACTTCGGTATAAATGGTAATCTTAACAGGCTTAATCGATACGTAATCGAAGACAGGTTCACCATCGGAATAATCATTACCTTCAATCGTGATTCCACCTTCACTGTATCCCACCACAAATGGCACTTCATATTCACCCATTCGCTCAGCGGATACGGTATTGACCTGCTCGATAATCGAAGAGACTTCATTGAACTTCTCATTGATGGAGTTTTGAATCGGTTTGGGAGAAATCAGATTTCCGGATCCAATCGTGATCGCACGAACTTCATCCACTGTTAGGGACAACTTGTTGGATTTGATAAACTCTTGAGCACGCTTCTCTTCTTCGGGAGTTTCTTGATGGCGAGGTTGAAGTTGATCGTCCTTTTTAACACCATAGGTCGCTAGAACGGTCGACTTGGTTTTCATTCGAGCTTCTTCCGCTTCGATGTCGTTCAATAGACTGCGCAAGTCTTCCATCTCTTTTTTGACGTCCGTCAATTCTTGATGGATCGATCGCAGTTCTTCGACTTTTTCAGAAGACGTCGAGCGTGCGATGAGTTCATCGATTTTGGATTGCTTGTTTTTCAGCAATTCATTCAGTTTTTCTTTATTCATGGTTCCTCATTTCTTGGCTAAGATCGCATTTCTTAAACGCCACATCTCACAGCGTTGTTGAGTATCCACTCCTTGTGCACGGGCATTGTCCAATGCTTGTCGCTCACACTCCAGTGAGTCGTTGGTTCGTGCATGAATTTCAGTTTCTTCATATGCGGGAAAATTGACAGCGGATACTTCACGTACCCGGCCAATTCTCTTGATACGTCGTGTGGGTAAATCCGAATTGAGATTTTCCCAGCTGTCTTCTTTGACAGTGAACAGAAACGACATCCCAGTGATATCGTTGCGCTTGATGGCAGAGACTAAGGCTCTAGCATCGGTGTTATGTTCGATATCCAAGGTGGCTTCCATGTTCAACCCTCGCTCATCCACATTCAACAACATCGTACTGTTGCCATTGTTGCGTCGACTTCGTGCCAAGGGAATCTTGCTCATATCGTGGTTAACGAAGAAGAGTACATCCGTTAGATCCGTCGAATCAAAAGCCCCTCGCTCAATGACTTCGATAAACAAGTTACCGATATTGGTGCGACTTTCAACCACCGCAGCCAACCCTAGGACTTTGTTACCATCCAGTTGAAAGTCTGATTGGTAGGAGCGACAGATGGGCTGTGTGTTAAGGTTTGGGTTCATCGTTTTCCTCCGAGTTGTTTTTAGGTAGGCTCATTTGGTATTCTTTGGCGATGGAGACATCGACATAATTGAGGGACATCAGTCGGTTATTACCTTCCTCATAGGGAGGATATCCAAAGAGTGCGAGCAGTTCATTGTTGGTCAAAGCTCCTCGATTTCCTAGAAGTTCTCCAACCGCTACCCGCTTATCCAATCCCATATACAGCAAGTTGTTGGCATAGAAGACGACTTTATTACCAAATTGCAGTTCTCGCATCGAGAATAAGCTTTTGGTAAAGACTTGGCTGAGGGATAGAATCAACGGTTCCAAGGTCTTCTCATAGAAGGCTTGATATTGCTCCGGAGTAAAGTCTCCAGTCAATATCGGTAAGGGTACGCCATAATGTCGCAGGATCTTTGAGTCAATAAATGCCAAGGTGTCGGTGTCGACCATCTTTGGATCCGGCTTGATTTGTATGTATTCGGATTTTAAGTCAGCACCGATGATCCCGTTTTTATTTTCCGAGAGCATCTTTTCAAATCGTAGGATTTCTGCCTTCATATGATCCTCATCCAAAATCGTGTTGTATTTCATGACTCCGTAAATCTGCATGGAGGAGTTCACGGATTTTTCAATGGATTGAAGCAGCTTGTGGTTGATATCTACCGTCTGTAACAAGGCGGAATGATCCGGTTGTCCATTGAGGTTACCACCCATAAATGGATTGACCGAATACCGGTAACGCCAATGAATCAAGTCTTTGTAGGGCAGCGTCAATCGTTCCATATTGGCGAAGATCATCTCGACATACAACTCATTTTTCCCATCGATGACGAAGGTGACTTGTTGAGGATCCAATGGGTAGATCGCTCGAATCTTCGGGATGCCACTTTCACTATCGGGAGAGACTTCTTTTAGGGGTAACATGAAGACGTTGTAGTTAAGGAACAACTGCCAGGTGATCTTCTCCAAAAAGTCTTTGGTGGTCATCCATTCATTGGGACCATACTCCAACAAGTCATTGAGCGAACCTACAACGGTGGTTTGAAGACCACTGCGATCAAAGCGCACATGCTTGGGAGTCAGCTTACTGATTTCCTGGGCAATACAACCCAAGGCTTGTTGGACAACATCACTAGCAAAGACGCTTTGTCCAAACTGTGAGTAGATGGGAGTGTTCCCATTGACCATTGCCAGCTGCGAAACTCCCTCTTTGGGTTTATTAAACATGCCTTTGACGGAATCAAACCATCCCATTGCTTCACCTCAGCATTTCCAGAAATTCTGTTCGATATCGTTGCCACATCGCATACAGGATAATCAATGTCACCGCACCATCGATTCGTCGATTGCGGATGTCGTTCACTTTGACCGGCATGACCAGTCCTAGGTTATCAATCTTGATCGAGGTGTTGCTTAGACACCAGCGATCGATGGGGTGATCGTTGTAGTTCACCAGTCGTGATTTCAAGTCCGCTTCCAATAGTTTCATCGGATTGGAGAGGATGAATCGACTCTGATCAACCCGTTCGGTATCCAGTCCATACCCTTCCATCGCACTCAACCAAGTCTTGGCAAAGCGGTTGTCATAACCGGTTCGATACGTCCGGATCTTGTATTGTTTGAATAATTCGAGAAACCACTTGGCCACTTTAGATAAGTCGACCTCGTTACCTTCGTTGATTTCAATCAGACCTTCTTTGGCCCATTGAAGATAGTCTTTCTTATCTTCGATGGTTCCCAGTTTGACTTTGCTTTCCGGGATGAAGTAGCGGGTCGCGATGTATTTGGTAGGGTCCCCTTTTTTCATCAGCAGGATCTTCGCGCAAGTCAGGTCGGTGGTCTCGGATAAGTCGACGGCTCCCAAAGCAATGCTTCCGATGAAGTCTTCCATCCGAAAGTTTGCGGAGTAGTTGTAATCCTGTTCCATCAACCAAGCTTCCGCATTGTTCTGTTTAATGTTGAAGTCTTTGGCTAAGACATACATCCGATCGCCTTTATCCAGGCGGGCTTTTCGGATCTGTTCTCGTAAGTAATCCTTTTTCTTGATGATCCCCAGGGATGGGTTGGACTTGCTCCAGCTGGACTCATCCTGCCAGACTTCCGCTTCGCTATCCTGGGTATACAACCAAGCCAACAAGGTATCATCTTCGTATTCTCCTTGGATGACTCGTCGAGCATATTGAAGTTCCCGGTCGAGGTAACCGTCATTAACGAATCCCTCAGTGGTGATGTTAACAAACAGCGGCTCTTCTTTGGTGGATTGCGATTGCTCGATCGGTTTGGCAATTGAGTTGTCTTTCATCTCATGGGACTCATCCAGAATGCCAAACTCAATGTTGTAGCCTTCTTTGTTGTGGGTCTTTTCGGAGAGTTTGAAGACCTTGCTTCGGTTCTTCTTGTTGATGATCCAGCGCAAGTTCTTGTGGGTCCGCTTGCTCGCGGGGTCAAACATCTCTCGCATGGCACCGATTTCAAGGAAGATAATGGATGCCTGAGCATCGTCATTGGAGGAGCAAACAATGTCAGAACCGCCACTGCCCATCATCATTTCGGTGAAGGCTAGCGCGGCAGTTAACGTTGACTTACCATTCTTACGACTGATCAGCAGGATGACTCGTTTGAATCGTCGCTTGCCGGTGGATCGTCGTAGAAATCCATAAACCACTTCGATGAAGGCTTTCTCCCACAATTCCAACAGGAAGGGTTTTCCATGAAACGGGGATTTGGTATGTTTACAAAACCGTTCGATGAAGGCGATACGTCGATGCGCTCGTTTGATGTCGTATCGATATCGTTCATCCTGCAAGTCGTTGATCAGCTGCTTAAGAACGGTGGTTAACTCTTGGCCAACAATGATCTCACCGGATTCGATGGCTGCAACATATTGCTCAAGATAACTCACGACTCATCATCGGACGGTTGATGAAGAAATTGTTCAAATTCATCTTCTTCTTCGATGGTGTCCTTCGTAAATATCATGTTCAGTGTCTTGATCACAACGGAATAGGTTTGTAAATTGCGTAAGTACTGCTTGGCAGCTTCCGTAGGTTTCTGTAAGTTGGGATTGGTGGGATGAAATTTAACCATTCCGGTCACTTCGATCGATGCTCGCAACTGGTCATTTTGCTCAGATAGAAAGGCAGCATCACACAGTAGTTTCTCAACTAACTTTTGCTTGTCTGGATCTACTTTCCGAAAGATTTCATTGAGTTTCTCTAGTTCAGTCATGTCCATCCTTTCCGGAAGTTTCTTTGCTCTCTTTTTCGTTCACGGTTTTTTCGAAAACTTGGGGGAAAATGTCAAAATTTCGGTCTGCGTGCATCCGATGTCCCCTCTCCAGTTCCCGATTCGGTTCCCTGAAATTCAGACCGGGGGGGAGTCGGAGAGAACTTCAGGAACCAATCGTGGATATAATTCAGCCAGTCCTGTTGGACAAACTGTTTATCCCTGTCATTAAGTAATCGTTGGATACATTCTTCTTGGGTCGCTTCGATGAAGATGATTTCCGCACCGAGTTGGTGAGCGACTCGTTCTCGCTCCACGAAGTTGGGATAGCCACCGATGATCCACGCTTGAGACCATTTGCCGGTTCTTGTTTTGATTTGATCCAGTAAGATATCTCTTAGTTGAAAGACATTGGTTGCTAGTTCATTGGGTTTCTCATACATTGGCAACAAGGTGATCGCTCGGTATAGTTCATCAAGGTCTAAGACAATGTCTTTGCGTCCTTTACTTGCTCGTACATACGTGGTCTTGCCGGATAACGGTGGACCATAGACGATATAGACCTTTTGTACAGATGTATATCCGAATCGTTCATGGATGGCATTGTGACACCGATGATGAACCAATTGGATATTGCCTGGGTCCAGTGCGATGGTCGCATCATGGACATTGGTTGGTGTAAGTTCTTTGATATGATGTGCAATACAATCAATGTCCTTCAAGATCACTTCTTTACAGTGCTCACACAACAACCCTTTTGCCGGATGGCTGCGCTGAATCATCAGTGATTGTCTTAAGGTTCGCCACTCATGACTCTTATAGAAGTCTGATAAGGTTTGATATGGTTTCATTACCACTCCTCTGCTTTCGCTAATCGCTCACGCAGTTCTAACTCCTGACGTTTAAGCTGCAACATCTGGGGATTGTCCGAGTAGTTTTGAGGGTCTTTGTTCTTCAGTAAGCCAAACAACGCTCCGGTATCCGGTGGTTGATGTTTCTTGGTGATTTCGGTATAAGTCACAGAGTTACCATTCTCATTTTTGGTATAGACTTTCTTCTCTTCGTATTCATATCCCAAGGCTTTCTTGATCAAAGCATTCTCTAGTTCAGTGATCAGGGTTTCTTTCCCCTTTTTTAAAGCCTTAACAACCTCCGGGTATTGCTTCTTATAAACTTCCAAGGTGGTAACCGATATACCAAGGTTTTTGGCGATCTGATCCTCACGCAAACCATCTCTTGCCCACTTCTCGACAAGATGTATCTTTGATTGGACTTGATCCCATTTACTCTTGGCCATCTCACACCTCTATACAGACAAGTTAGCACATTAAAAAACTCCGGTAAGTACCGAAGTCATTATTTACTGATAATTTTACCCCTTAACACACTTTCGATTATAGTTGCTTGTGGGTTATATTTCTGTGCTATCGCATCTAGTAGAATGCTTTGGCTTTCTGAAAAACCTGGTCCTTTCGTGATTTCCATTTGATAAAATGACTTGTCATCAATTGTTAGATCAATGTAATCTATCGGGATTTCATATCCATTCATAATCTTATTGATGCAATCTGATAATTCTTGTTTCGCAATATTTGGATTTTGGAATTTTATAGTGCTCAATGGGATTGCTTGAATTCTATATCTCCATTCATTTTGAAAATCCCAACAAGACCTTTTGAATTTGCCAACAGTGCCGAAATCTATCGAAACTCCTTCTTCGTTTTGAGTAAAAACATTGGGTAGAAGCAAATCAGGATCATCTGTATATTCAACCTTGAATAGATTTTGTTGCTCACTGTTCTTATCAAAAAAAGCCGTAAACAGAGTGGAGTCATTGAAAGACAACTCTATAGGTAGATATAGCTTAAACTTAATATCTTCTGGTTTATCTACTCCTTCGCGATTAAATCTAGGATCGTTGAAATACTCAGGCATATAATCTTTAAATGGTATAAATGGTAGTTTAATTCTCACTCCACATAAGTTTTTTGAATATATATGCCAAAGAGGTATACTCTCCTGTTCTGAATCTGTCCAACAACTAACAAACAGAAATCGACCCAAGTTACTCAAGTCACCTGTCATGGCCTCTTCAAGATCATCAGTTTTTGTGAGTTTATTAAATCTGATAGTCCTATGTTTAAGAATTAGTGCCAGGGTTTCTAAAGTAGTATAGTGATACAAGTATTTGGGATATTCCCGTATTTTTTCCATTCTACTTATCCTTTGAATCTATAAGACCACTTTTAGATAGGTCTTCATAAACATATTTTTTTAGT